ATCAAGCGCCGTCTCAAGTTCTGCTATCGTATTCACCGTACATTGAACATCCGAACCATCATTGATACACAAATCCCCGGTATTAAGCGTACCGACCTCATCCGCTGTTGACGTATACCCAGCAGCCGTATTCTCCGCCTCTGTCCAAACGTCAACTTCTGCCTCAACTGAACCGTCCGCTGCTATATTCGTAATTACTGATCCGGCGGTTGCGGCTGCCGGGTTGGATGCCAAAGCGCTTGCCGTAGCCACATTACTCGTAGTCAAAGCCACCGTGCCCGTAGCATCAGGCAAAGTCCATACTCTCGCGGCGGTTAGGTTTCCTGTAATAAACTGCCCAGCCCCTTGAGCGTCATAAAACTTAATATATGTCCCGCCATCACTCGTTCCATCTAAACAAGCACCTGTTGTACAGTCTCCCACGCTTGTTACGTCTCCTGATCCACCACTCCCACCAGCAACCTCTTTCCACTCTGTTCCCGTACAATCGCCTGCGTCTGGTTGACATTTATACATGGTTTCGTCATCAATCTCATAACACAAATCCCTCGTCTTACCATCCGTGAGAGCCGTACAGTCAGTAGCAGCAGAACGGTATCTCCAAGAATAAAATGTGGCCGCGAATACGCTACTACAAATTAACAAAAACATTAATATAAAAATATATTTCTTCATCCATGTCTCCTTTATGCTGCAGACGATTGTTCAATGTTTAGAACGAAGGTTCCACCTTCTTTCAATACAGTCGGCATACCAAAATCATAAGCCTTTGTTTGTACGTCCATATCTATCGCTGTTGAAATGTCATTATATTGAGTTCCGCTAAAACAGTGGTTAACCCATCCGTCGTCACCTTCACCAAACATTAATGTTTCTTCAAACGCATTTGTGGAGGTCGCTGTCTTTTCTACATATATTCCCCATGCTCCGACGTTCCATCCAGTAATTATTGCCCATCCTCTTGTAAGAATGTCCCACACTAGAACTGTATCACAAGATACAGAGGAGTCCGTAGGAATGGAGACAAAAATCTTATTATCCCATGCCACCATTCTTGATCTTGTCATATAATCTGTATTAACAGTGTCCCATGTTTCTTTAACTAATTTTGTCATTGGAATTTCTGCAAACTCGCCACCAAGCGTTCTTATACCAGAAGAACTTAAATAGTAGATCGTTCCACCATGCTGAATTGCACAGTGATAAGAAGCGCATCCGTACCTTGTTTCAATAGGTCTTAGATTCCAATATGTTGCTGTTGCTCCTGCAATAATCAATTCGTGTATTGAACTTTCTTTAAAAATAATAATACTATCGCCTTGAGAAATTGCTGCCATGATCTCAACGGATTCACCTGACGCGACTTTGAACACGTTTGTTGATTGATTAAATACAAGCGTATCTAACGCATCAGAATACCATCCCCAGTCAGGACTGGCAGTAATATTAAAAACCCACAGTCTGTTTTTATGGTATACCAATACCTTTCCCTTTGGTGGGTCGGTGTTGGCTGTTCCACACTCTAAAACACCCGCGCCGTTGTGATACTTAACACTATCTGTTCCATTTGAAATGAAAATCTTAGTTTCTGCGTTGCACATCGCCGTAGAATAGATATTAGCTGTTACATTTGGAACTGATAAAGCGTTCCAGTTTCCTGTGGTGTCTAACGGAACAGTTGATTGATAGATGTCTGTCCCTTGAACCATTATCATTCGCTCGTCTACCGAAGGGGCTTTAAAATACATCATACCAACAACTGCAGTTCCGCCCGGATCGCTTAAAACTCTATGCTTACCTAATCTTTTCTTGATTTTACCTATTGTAGACAAATCAACATTTTTACCAACAGTTAACTGATTATCTCCAATTTCAGTCTCGTGGGCAAAAGTATTAATACCACCACAATCTCTTATAGTAGCACCCACCTTTTGACGAGGAGACGGCGGTTGTGCGTTAAAATTAAACCGTGTCATAACTTTTTTCTCCTAATAGATACCCGGCTGCATTGGCTGTGAACCCGGGAAGCTTTCTTTGGAATTTTTGGTTCAGTTTGATATTCTCTTCTTTAATTAATTTAGCTAGTTCCATTTCAGCTTTGTTCCCCCACCATACAGCAGCGTCGTACTCTTTCTTATATGCAAAACCCATACCCATTGAGTAAAACTCTAAATACGTTGATATTGTTGTCATCGCTGGAGTGTTCGTAGTAGCAAGATCAGTCACTGCTTTTTGATATGGCATGGCATACGTTTCTGCTGTATCTGGAGGAGGATCTAATCTTAGTTTCCCTGACTCCGGGAGAATTACATATCTTAAAGGATTACCATCGTCTAACGAATCTGCGTTATAGTCCGGCCCTCTTTTTTCCCACCAGTTTTTAATGGTATATCTTTTTACTTTGTGTCCGTTTGCAATATCCCAAACACCTAACTCTTTCCCGAAATCTGTGATATTCATTTCTCCAGACTCTCCGTCGTCATCGAATGGATAATCTGCTAAACTTGCAACAGAATCAAATGTGAAATTGTCGTCAATAATATCAGCCCAATAAAACCTACGCCACGCATCTTGATAAGCGTCATTAATCCAAACGCCAATCAATACTGCTGTATCTGCTGTAGTGTCATGGATCATATTGCCGACATTAGTCTGCATTACTGTAAATATTTTCCCTGTCATAATCTTCTCCTTCCAGCAAAAACGGCGGAGAGACGTATAGCCTCTTCCGCCGTGCACGGATTTTGCTGGGAATTAATTAACATAAGTTTTATGTTACTGCTGCTGTCCATATAAGAATAGCCGCGTATTTATTCGCTTCAACTCTTATTACAGTGCAAGTTCTAACAACACCACTATTTACTACGGCCTCTAAAGCTGTTTCTAAAGCTGCAACAGCCTCTTCAACAGTGTTATAAATTGCAACTGAATCTGTCGCTGTAAAATCTACTATTTATTTCTCCTTATGATGCTGCTACCGTGACACCGTCCCAGGAAAATCTATTCCCGAACTGGTCTTCACATGTCATTGATATTGATGTTGGAGCGTCTACGTCATCAACTGTTAATTTTGAGATTCTCCATCTTTGTAATATTCCTGAAGTAGGATCTTCAACTTCTATCTCTCCGCGGTTATAATGCGTCTCGCCTGCATTATTTGCATCAGCGAGAAATCCTATATAAAGAGCATTACCAGCCACATCTCCACGCGGACGGAAATGAAGCGTATATCCGTCGGTAGTAGTTAATGTCTGAGCTGTGTCAATAGCGTATTGAACTGCTGCGACTCCACCATCTGTTAATGTAAAAGTAAATGTTTGAGCATTAGTTACTGTATGCGGAGTTCCGCTTACATCTGGATACACCCATTCATTTGTATCAATTGTTACTGTTTTACCTGCCATCTTCTACCTCCTGTTATTAAAAGTAATTTTTTTGTGCAATAATGTGAATATCATGCCAACTTGCAAAGCGACTTGAATAGTTCCTACGGCATAATATGATCTTAAAACCTAGCCTCTCTAATTCTCTTTTTAACGCTCTTTCTGACCACATGATATAATGTTCGTCTTTTGCCCAGTGCGGCCATCCACTAACGCCTGTCTTGAATATAAATTCAATATCAGGTGTTGTTAAGAAAAGAACTCCATTGTCAGGCATTAGATCATAACATTTTCTAAGTGCTGCTATTGGATCAGCGAAGTGCTCAAATACATGGCTCATCCATATTACATCAAATAATCTTTCTGGGGCTTTATCAAGACCAAGTTCTTTAGCATTATCCGGCAACTTAACACTAAAATCATACGTCTCAAAATCTCCTTTATAAATATTGCCACCCGGGGTAATGTCTTCATTCATCTCTATACCCCAAGTCAACCAACCTCTATCTTTAAAAAAATCTAAATTATAAGGATTGCAGAAGCCAACCTCTAACATCATTCGGCCCATAATTAACTCTTCAACGATCGGCGCGTAAATTCTTCCGTGATAAGTAAGTCTTTCTTCTGCTCCTGGATAGTCAATATAATTCCTTATATAATCTCTGTCGTATACTTCATGCGACGGAAGTTCTTTCTGAAATATAACTCCACACTGGCAGCTGTACCAGTCAGCTTCATTCTTAGCATCATTCTTGTTATCTACAATCCTATTAATGAAGTTTGTTTCGACTCCGCATATAGGACAGTGCCTAGGAAATATTTGCTCTTCACTTTTTTTCAATAACTTTTTTGATTTGCTCATTTATGAACCTTTCGATGACAAGTTTCACATAAAGTTATTCCGTTGCTTATATCAAATCTTTTATTGGGAAACTTTGCAAATGAAAGAATATGGTGCGCATGTAATTTGCCACCATGTTTCCCACACGATTGGCAATTCCAATTATCTCTCTCATAAATAGTTTTTGCCCATCTCGAAGCCCAAAGTCTGTTTCTTTCAAGCTTACTTTGTTTTGTTTTTCCTCCTTGCCAATTAGGACCTCTTTTTCCAAGTTGCGAATGTTTAACACAATAAGTAGAAGAATATTTAATCTTTACACCACAAACAAGACATTTTTTATTTCTATCTACTATTCTTTGGCTTAATCCATAACACTTCTTAGAACAAAACTTTCCTTCTCCTATTTTTATTTGGCTTTTATAAACAATCATTTCTTTTCCACACCAATTACATTTAGTTTTAGTTTTTGCAATGTTCATGATGTACTTTTCTAATTTGTTTATATACTCTATTTGGGTCAAGCCCAACTGCCATACACCAAGCAGCCTTAGTCATAATATCAATAGGACATTGTATTGTATAATCATAAATTAATCTAAAACAAGGCGCGCATGCACACTCTGCCTCTAATGAATAATCATTAATAAAATGTTTAGAGATGTTCTCCCTTGTTGTATGACCAAGCAATCCTATCTTTGGTGTATCGTAACAACCACTAGCATGTAAAAGACCAGTATCCGGTGCAACAACTAGATCAACAAACTTCGTTAAAAGAAATGAAGTCCTTATTGAAACATCACCAGATAAATGCGTGATAATATCTTCTTGATTTTGCGTCTCAAGAAGTTTGCATCTTTCATCGCCTACTGTAATAAAATGAACATCTTTGTGCTTCTTTAACACTTCGCCTATTACGAAATCCGTCCACGGGTAAACTTTGTTCCTTCCGGACCCTGATAGTCCCCATAGAATGTTGAACTTTCCGGGCTTGATATACTTCCGAACCTCTTTTTCTTCTTCATCTGTAAACTGGAGAGATGGTTTTTTTCCACAGTTATCCAGCTTTGACCATTCGCTCGTAACATCGTAATAATTTTTATTGCACCGCTCTCTTCTTTCGGATTTAGTATAATTGTACGCAGGTTGTATTGGGTGCATAACGACATTACATTCCAGAGACTCAGAAAAATTGATGTAGAGATCGGGGTTAATTTCTTTCTTCTGTTTGACCCAAAAATCCTTAACCTCGTCAAGTGATATGCTATCATCGTGTTCGATAATTTCGTCAACTCTATTATCACTTTTGAATACCTCCATTCCTCTTTTTGTAGTATCTAAAATTACATAATAACCTAGCTCCTTTAATCTTGTTAGTGCAGGAGTGATCATAATGCAATCACCATAAGCTCCGTACCGTACGACTAAAGCCTTTTTACTCATGCTTTTCTCCGAATGGTTTAGTTTTTCTAAAAACAACTGTCCCTAACCCTTTTTCTGTTCTTGCCACTTCTTCAAGATTATCACTTTCTTCAACAATAATATCAACTGCTCTTCTTACGTCTCCACCGCAGTGTTCGTTACATATATCGTGTATCGCAATCATTCCACCAACGCGCACAAAAGGCATGAAACAAACATAGTCTGCTATACACAACATCGTCCTGTGATCACCGTCTATAAACAAGTAGTCGATTATAGAGGGGAATGAATTAATGTCTAACCAGGGAGAATATGTATTTATCAGGTTGACATAGTCCCAAACACCGGCTTTTTTTAAATTCTCTTCCCACTCAGGCAACGGATCGCACTCAACAGAATAAACCCTGGCATTTCTTTCCTTTGCTATTTTTCCAAAGAGCATTGAAGAACAACCATACCGGACACCTATTTCCACAATACAAGTTTCTACAACTTGTCTTGACGTTCTCTCAAGAATCCTATAATCGTATTTATCAATACTATTTCTTCCCAACTCTAGTATTTCGTCACGATTCATTGTACGTCCATTTCATTTCTAAATTATCAGTCTTAAAGGAACACTTCCCTTTATGCCCTTTTTTTCTTTCACAAAATACAGATACACTGCCTATTCCAAAATGTCCTAAACAATCATTAGAAAACATCCTTATATCAGATTCTTTTTGTGCTGAATCTGTTCCATATGCTAAGTTTTTAGTGTTCATGTTTAATTCTTTCAAGATTTTCTTTAGACTCTATAATGCCATCGGCAAACTCGTTAAATTCATCTACTGAAAATTCAAGTCTTAAATTTCTATAGTGAAGATGAACATCCCAGTCTTCTTCCTTGTTATTATTTATTTCTATAGTATACCGACGAGGAAGTTGCGAACACTTTGCGTCTACTTCTTTATATGTTAAGATTTTAAATATATTTCCCATGACTCACCATCCTGACAACCACCTTTAGTTTCAATAATAACTTCTATTTCTTTAATGCCAAGGTCTCTATAAGCTAGATACCTTTTAAATCCATCAAGTCTTTTACCGTAATAAGTGCAAGCTATAGGTAATATTTTCTTACCTTCTTGTATGAGTTTTTTGACAACTTCTGCACCAGCTAAATGTTCTTTATCAATATTATTTAATCTATGCCCAACATCTTCTGGTGAAATACATTCTAATGGAACCATACCAGTAGTTTTACCATCCATAATCTCCATAAACTGTTTATTACGTTTAGATGGTTTTATTGCTAGTATATGCCATTCCATTGTTAATGGGTTAGGATGGTGCATACCCTTTTCTACTATATATCCGGCTGCCTTGACTTCTTCAGCATAATCATATAGATTCCATATGGTATAGTGTTGGTGTATACCAAAATTAGGATACGTTGTAGGATTAAGTAAATCAAAATATGCTGGGTCTGGTGATATAATAAATAATATTCCACCATCTTCAAGGTTATCTTTTATATCAGTTAAAAATCTTATGGGGTCTTTTAGATGCTCTATAACATGAGAAGCCCATACAACATCAAACTTACCTATCCCTTCAAATGTCTTCTTATCTCCTATATTTCCAATAATCATCTTGCGATTAGTTGGCAATAAGTCCTCTTGCATATCGACACCAGTTACATCCCAACCTAATTCTTTATGTATAATAGAATCCATATAATGTAATCCGCATCCAACATCAAGGAATGTATTAATTTCTTTGTTATGTGAAGATAAATTAACAATAGTTTCATGTACACGAATAGGTGCGTTACTTTCTGTTATACCTGAACTTTGCATTTTTTCATTATAATGATATTTATTTTGGTCTATATTTTTCCAGTCCCCATACCATACGTTCTTGCAATTACAAAATGAATATCCTTCAAGTGGATGTAACACCTGATTGTCTGTATGGTAATCTCTAACAGTACCATTAACATACATTGGATGTCCCATACCACAAAACGGACATTTCATTAGTTTATTTTCAGGGAACTTAAGGTCAAGTCTCATATTAGTGCTAGTGAAGTCAATCATGTATATCACCAACCTTTTCCATTATCAAGTCAGTATCAAAATATACACACAAAGGATAACCATCCTTAGATGGGCAACCGATATACTGATACGGGCCCTTACAACAAGGTGAACAATACGCTGGTGATTGAAGACTATAATCATTCTTAGCATACTTAGTATGATTCTCTAAACTAGCTGCTGTCATTAACTGTATAGTAGGTGTACCCCACATATTTGAGGCTACCATTAATCCAGACTCACACCCTATAGTACAATTAACGTGTTTAGCAAGGAGCATAGCTTGTTTAAATGGCTGATGACCTATAATAGTTTTTACTCTGTCACCTAGGTGCTTAAGGTTTCTATCAGCATATTCTGGTCCACCAGTAGTTATTATAAGTGCGTCATCGTATTTATCGAGTATTTTCTTAGCTAATTCTTCAGATTGTTGGAACTGTTTATGCGCGGATGTACCAGCAACATTAATTAACACAGTAAACTTATCTTTATATTGTTCTATATAATCTTCTACTATATCATGTTCTTTATCTGAAAAGTATACTTCACCTTGCCATTTTCCTACTTCTTCAGGGAATCCTGCTGATATAGCCATCTGATCATAATAATTTATATGTCTATATTGGTCTCTAAAGTTATCGTTTTCATAATACCTGTGTTGCTGTTCCATTATAAGTATTGACTGTTCAATAGTGCCGCCAAGAAACATAACATCATTATATTGCTGACCCATAGCTTCAAGATGTTGATTAAGATTAAATGATTTACTAGCGTTAATTTTATCGGCTGGGGTTTTAGCCATCTCTGAACAGTATATACCTAGGTTATCAATATATGGATTACCATGTAATACCCTATACCCTTTTATCCCAGTTTCAACATCTACTTTACTATACCCTTTCTGTTTAAGCATTCTTGGGAGAAACGACATATGTATCATATCACCGTATGCACCCAACCTAAATAATAATATAGTTTTCATATATTCCTTAAAATTAGGGGGTGTTTAAGGTACACCCCAAAACCTTATGCCGTTTAGGTATCGCTATTTACAAAACGCTCAATTACCTCTACTCTCGCAGCAACTGTAATAACATCCGTTGACGTACCATCATATATCAACGAAAGTGTATCTCCAGCAGCTACATTAGTAGCAGTACAAGCACCACTAGTTATAGTGTCTACAGCTTGTGTACTAGTACAAGTAGCAGTTCCTATAATAGAAAAAGCACCAGTTCCAGCTAACTTACTGCCTAAAACAACATTACCAACATTAACAGCTGTACCAGCTGTTATTGATGTCATATTAAAATCCTGCACCGTCATCGGGTACATAACTTTAATTTCTGCACCTATGTCAAGTGCAGTACCTGTGCCATCAAGGACTTCTGATACTGGCATTTCTAACGTTTTCCTTGATCCATAAGAAGGATCAGAATAAGTTCTACTCATAACTTCCTCCTTATAGTGAAGTAACGTGAATTATTCTAGTTTCAGCGTCCGTTGTGAAATCCCATGTCTTAACGAATCCACCTAAGTAGTACCAAGCAATTCCTTGGTCACGACCGAAGTCTTTCGGTAAGTCAATTCTGATTTCTTCAGGGATTGCGATCCCTTCACGAACAGCATCCGCACCGAAGAAGACAGCCTCACCATCTACTGAGCTTGAACCCAATACATTGGAAAGAACGTTAGTCTCTTCGATGAATCTTGTACCATAATACTTTCCAATTTCACCAACAGCCATAGGCTCACTTGAGGTCTGCATAATCTTCGCCTCAAAGTAATCATATAAACCGCGAATAGAATTGGTTGAAGCAATACAAATATAATTGCTTCCGTCATACCTAGGAATGTTCAACGTCTTCATTTTGTCTACAACGTCTCGAACATTCTTGTCACTCATACTTCCGTTTGATGTGGCAACAGCTGCAGCAGCAGAACCAAAAGTGGTCGTCGCTGTGTTTGTAATCGTTGCCTTGTAATCAGACGTTTTGAACTGAGTTGCGGCCGCACTATCAAGCACCTTAGCCATATCATTCCTTAATACTGTCTTAACAATATCAGGAACCTGTACTTCAGCTAATGTTTGCGCTTTCAAGGTGAAAGGTATAGCATTCAATGTGTTATCGCTGAGTTTTTTATCTCAACTTCTTACAGTCGCCTGCAAGTTCAGCATATATGTTCTCTTTCGAGAGGGGCGCTCTTGCTTGAGTTACTGTCATAGAGTAATACTCTTTAGACTCGTCAAGTATGCGTTGCACCTTCAAGGAAGTTTCCTTCCAGGCTTGGCTCAAGGTTGTCTCTGTAAGATTTCCCCTGAATTCACCCCTTTTTCTATAATAACTAACTTCATTATGAATTATCATATGACAATCGTAACAAACTGTTCTTCCATTATTAACATCATTAACAAGCTCAGGATATTCATGCGCATGTTTAACATGATGTGATATTGGGTAAACAGAAAATTTGTTACAGATTGTGCAAGTAGAATTGTCTCTACTTATTACAGCATCTCTCCATATTTGGTATTTATAACCTCTTATCTGAGAAGGCGATGTTTTTCCACCTCTCCAATTATGGTTTTTTTCACCAATCTGTGAAATACTTTGTCTGTGTCTAGTTTCTAAAGAAACTTTTCTGCCTTTCATAAAACCAACTAACCCTTTATTCCACGCAATCATGCCTTTCTTTGAACATGACCTGCAAAGTTGGGATTTTGTTCTTTTAGAAATTTCAGTATTACACAAACGACAATTCATTTACTAATCCTTTTATAAAGTTAACTATCAAGTGGCAATGTAACTTACCATATTCAGTCACCGTCAACGTTCCTTGCGTAATAGTGTAATTACGTTTTGGAATAGTTGAAGTTTCTGATAAGGTTCCACCTGCAGTAGAAATGTTACTGATCTTATCGAACAGAAAAGTATCGTTCCTATTGCGTCCTACAGCACCTTCTGCATCACAGAACTGTCTGAACTTCATCAACGGTTGAGCTAAATGACGAATCTTTTTGGATAACTTAGGGTTACCTAAATATCCGCCTAAACTGTCTGTTGCCCATAATTGTTGACTCATTTATAACTCCTAATCAAATACCGCCAGCAATCTTAGTTTTGTCTTCTTTCCTCTCATTCAGATAATCCTCTAAAGAACTCTTTCGGGTTATCGGAGTGGTGGTTTCAGACTTTACAGCCTTGCCAGACGATACAGTTGACTTCTTTTTCTCTTTGACTAGCTGACGCTTTAACTTTTTAGTCTCCGTTGATTCAACTTTAGTCTTCCTCTTTCGGAGTATCATCCTTACCGCGTCTGATACAGCTAACCGCTGTCCACCATCTTTTAAATACCTCTCCGCTCTGTCTGGATCAGTATATAATTTGGTGGCTAGCTTGAATGCCGTCGAAGTTGTGTCACTGAGATTAAGCTCCTTATGAGAGCCTCTATACATCTCAGGCTCTTTTTTATCAGAAAGATAGTCGTACTCTTCTACAATAGAAATCCATTCCTGCTGATGTCTTTTCTGCTTGTCGACAACATCACTATCTTGTTTCTGATACTTAGTCACAGCTTGTTTCTCGGCTTTGTTGATTCGATAATCCATGATTTCCCACATTAGATTAGAATCGCCTTCTTCCATCGCCTTGCCTAAAGCTGTTTTAAGTTGAGACTCTGAATACTCAGTAGTTTTCTCTTTCGGTGTACTGTTCTTTAACGAGGTATTCTCTTCTTCAAGAGTTTTTAACCTCGACGTTAACTGGTCAATGCGTTTCTGGACTCCGCTCTTCTTTTCGGTAGACTCTTCTTCGTCAAAGTCGTCTAAAGATAATTCGTCATCTAGTCCCTCTGTTTCTTCTTCGCCATCGTCTTTTTCTGAGGGGACGTCTTCCTCAGGGGTTTCCGAAGTCTTTTCCCCGTCTTCACCGTCATCATCATCAGTTTTAGGAAGAAAGTCGTCATCGGAGACAGCATTCTCTTTGCCTTCTTCTTTGCCTTCTTCTTCCTCGGCACTAACGATACCGTCTAACTCGTCGGCTATTTCATCCGCTACTTCACTGTTTTTCTTGATCATTTTATCCTCCAGTTATTTAAGAGCCTGCGCTCTCCAGTGTTTGTTCGATACACAGAAACGTCATTGTTACCTCGTACATTTACCATCTACAAGGTCGTGCCCGCATTGGCACTTCTTACACCACTCGCGCGTTATTACAGGCACGGATTTAATGTCAGGCGATTTAACGCCAGATGTATTATGGATAACTAACACTTTCTTTTTAATAACTTTTACTTCATCTTCAGCAATCGTTTCTGATTGTGGATCACCAACAATAATCATTGGCTTACCTTTATTCCTACTTCCTTTAGGTCTTGGCATAATATTATCCTCTTTGAATTTCCTTTAGAATTTCAGCTCCAGATCCGCGCTCTCTGCGCTCTGCTTGATTAACCAAGCTGTTTACTAGAGTCTTTGCTTGAGTATGGTTCTTAATCATACCGTGATTGCCCATTGAGGCTATTCTCTTTACTCTACGCCTTACATCTTCATGTGCCATTCCGTGTTCAGACATATTACTCTCCTTGTTCTGCATATTTACCATCTAACATAGGGTTCGTATATTTCTCTTTCCCTAAAACCTTCTCTTCAATACTCTTTACTTGTTTCTTTAAGGGTTCGATAGAATTAGTATACCCCC